AAAAAAGGCAAAGGTGGCGGCGGTAAGGGCAGCAAAGGCAAAGACCTCGAAAAAGAGGCTAAGCAAATTCACGAGAAAATCTTGCAATCTTACCTCGAAATGCTTGGGAACAAGCAAGAGCTACTCGAATTAGAGTACAAGAAAGAACTTGATGAGCTTGAAAAATCAAAGGCAGCCAACGCTAACTATCAAAAAGACCTCGAGTTATTAAATGCTGTATATGCTGAGAAACGCATTAAAGCTAAACAAGAGGAAATGACCAAGCTTAGAGAGATCGAGAATAATATCCGAGATATGCAGAAAGACCTCGAATTTAGCCTAGCGGTTAAGGATAGCACAGGCCAAGCCTCGCCTATGGTGCAATTTACCAAAGAATATACCGACGCAATCGACGCTATAGGCGATAAATGGGATAAATACGCCGATGATTTCGTTCAAATGAATAAAATGCAACAACAGCATTTTATAGATACCTTGAAAGAGCGAGGTATTAAATTTGAAGAAGTCGAGGACGGACGTATCACATTTGAGCGCCAAAAGACTGAGGAATTGCTCGCAGTTCATCGAGATTATAGCGATAAATACCTAGAATTACAGCGCACAATGGCCGAGGAAAAATGGAATATTGACGAGGCTATGCGCACACAGGACTTTGAGGCGTTGCAGTCGGCGCTTGACGCTGAATATGTGGCGACGCAACAAAGCTACGAATTACGCAAGGAGCTTTTAAACGAGTACCAGCAGGCTGTAATGGATAGCCACTGGAACGGACAAGAGGCTATTTGGGAGAGTGCAAGTGCTGGCATTGATAAATTACAAGAGGGCATTTCTGGACTCTTGCAAGGCACAATGAGCATAACGCAGGCTTTCCAAAATATGGGGAAAGCTATTCTTAAAACCATTAGCGATAGCGTGGCTCAATGGATCGCAGCACAAGTAAAGCAAGCTGTGCTCGGAAAAATGCTACAATCGCAACAAACAGCGGCAAGCGTAGCAGCGGCACAAGCCCAATTACCTGCTTGGAGTTCACTCGCTCAACAAGTATCAATGGCAACATTTGGCGCTAGTGCGGCGGCAGGCTTAGCGGCTTGGAGTAGCAGCACAGCGGCAGGCGTTGCGCAAGCTACGGCACTCGGTGCAGTTGGCAACTTTGGCGGCAGCTTTGGAGCTGCATTCAACGCTAACAGTATGCCAAAACTCGCAGAGGGCGGCCTTGCTTATGGTGCTACGTTCGCACAAATCGGCGAGGGCAAGTATGACGAGGCGGTATTGCCTTTGTCTGATACAGTATTCGACCGATTAGGTGAGGGCATTAATCGCTCTAATAGCGGCATGGGTGCAGGCGGTGGCATTACATTGAATGTGAGCGCAATCGACGCCGAAAGCTTTGGCTCATTCCTCGAAACACGAGGCGGCAGGGCGTTGCGTCAATTCCTTGTAAATCAAGATAGAGAATTTATCGGAGCAGAGGGAACGTGGTAATATGGCAGAATTAATGAAATTTCCTACTATCATCTCTTTGGCTTGGAAGTCTCAGAAAGCTCAAAAATGGGATACTAAGACAAAGACCTCTGGTTCTGGTAAGGTTCGTACCATGACAAACTGGAAATATCCACAATATACGATTTCCACAGAGTTTGAAGTGCTAACACCTGCACAATATAAGGAGCTTATGGGCTTTTACTCTAAGACTAAAGGCGGTACAGTTCCTTTTTTGTGGTTGGATCCAGAGGACAACCAAGAAAAGGGCATTCAGCTCGGCACTGGTTCAATGGGTTCATGGCAAGCCGTGCGAAAGTTCGGCGATTTTCTAGAGCCTGTATATCACATTGAAAACCTTACATTATACGCTAATGGCTCACCTATTCGAGCTGTTAGCGATAAAGGCGTAATCGAGCTAGCAGCAGGGCAGACAGTTGAGCCGAATGCAGTCATTACAGCCGATTATACCTATTATTGGCTCGTAAGGTTCAGCGGTGATATGACAGCTGAGTATATCTTTACAAATGTATATAAATCTAAATCATTCAAATTAGTAACAACTCGATAGGGGGCGCATTTATGAAAGAAGTAAACGAGGTATTACGAAATCACCTCAATAATGACAAGTATTTCATGAGCTGCGACCTTTACGAGTTACGCTTGCGTAGTGGCGTTACTTACTACTGGGCAGATAGCGACGCCGACGTATCATACAACGGCCAAATATATAAGAGCGACGGCCCAATTATCGTAAGGGATAAGATAACCACTAATAGTAGCGTAAGCGTTGATAAAATGACTGTTAGCATATCCACGAACGAGCAGGATAAAATCGGCGGCGTTCCTATTATGGCTGTAGCTCACAACGGCGGCTTTGACGGCGCTCAAATGACGCTGAAACGAGCATTCTTTGATGATAACTATACCATTATAGGGGCTGTTGGCTTATTTACTGGTTTATGCGAGGTAACGCAGGGCGGCGGCCTTACCTTAAAGCTGAACGTTAAATCAATCGTTCAAAAACTCAATATTGAATATCCAAATAGGCGATATTATCCACAGTGCCCATTTAGCGTATATTCAAAAGAGTGCGGCGTTGATATTAAGAGGTTCAGAAAAAGCGGTAAGGTAACAGCCTTAGGCGCTGGGCCTAATTCCATACGAATTGACATACCATTTACTAATGGTTATTACACAGCAGGCGGCATAGATTGGATCACTGGCCCATTGGCAGGGCAATCTACGCAGATATTGCAAAGCATTGACGGCGTAATTCTGTATATGAGCGCTCTCGAGGTAAGCCCAAGAGTCGGCGACCAATTCTATATATACGCTGGCTGCAATAAAACACCTACGGAATGCAAGAATAAATTCAATAATTGGAATAGAAACAGGGCCACACCTTACGTGCCGCTAAAGGAGAGCATACGATGAATACTTTAACTACAGGCGAAAGGATAGCTAATGCTGCGATTGAGTGGCTAGGCACGCCTTACGCCAATAATTCAATGGTAAAAGGCGCTGGCGTCGATTGCTCTTATCTATTAGTGGCTGCATTGGTTGATAGCGGTCTTATGAAAGCCGACCGCTTACAGATTGAAAACTACTCAAATGAGTGGCATTTACACCACTCTGAGGAGAAATATTTAAAATATGTGCAACAAGTCGCCGATGAAGTAAAAGAGGGCTCTCCGCTTGAAATTGGCGATTTTTTACTATATCAGTATGGCCGATGTATTTCTCACGGCGCTATATATATTGGTAAAGGGCTAGTAATTCATGCTTTCGTTGATTATGGCGTGATTATCTCTAAGCTCGATGATGTACTCTTTTACGATAAGAAAGGCCGCTCTAGGTTGAGGGCTGTATATAGATATAGAGAGGAGCGTGAATAATGGGCTTTTTATTCCACAGAGGTAAGAATACAACTAGCAGAGCCGATTTAATCGCAGATTTTCAAATCAATACAGCCTCATATGGCGAGGTGGTTCCAGAGATACTAGGCACCACTCGAGTGAGTGGCAATATCATTGATTATGAAGATTTCACGGCTCATGAACACAAAAGCACTACCAGAACTGGCAAAGGTGGCGGCTCAAAGCATACAAATATTACCTATACCTATACAGTAGCCGCAGCGATTGCCTTATGTGAGGGCCCTATCGCTGGTATTGGCAAGGTATGGCGTGATAAAGAAATATTCCAATATCCAAACGAGAATATCCAGCTTACTTTATTTAATGGTGAAATAGCCCAAGTCCCTTGGCCTTATATGACCTCTAAGCACCCAGAAAAGGCATTGCCTTATAGTGGCTTGGCTTACATGGCTGGTGTGGTAGACCTCGGCGAGCGTGGCAGCTTACCGCAATATAATTTCGAGGTATATGGCAAGCTCAGAGATACAGGCGACGGCGTGGACGTGAACCCAGCGGACTATATCGAGCATGTGCTGCAATCAGTTGGGGCAGATGTACAAATTGAGGGTATTGAAAACTTTAGAGCCTACTGCAAGGCGGCTGATATTCTTATCAGTACACCGCCAGAGCAAAAGAGCGCTAAGGCTCAACAGATCATTAATGATATAGCCGAAATTACAAATAGCCTTGTATTTTGGAGTACTGATAGGCTTAAAATCATACCTTTAGCCGATAAGCCAATAGGTACATGGACGCCTGCGAACCAAATTCAATATGACCTCACGGCAGATGATTTTATCGCAGGCACAGACGGCCAGCTTATTTTATACAAGCGCAAAGATACGAGCGAGGCATTCAATGAGGCGACAGTCGAGTTTATTAATCGTGCCAATGGCTACGAGAAAGAAACAGTATCCTTTGAGGTGGTGGCCGATGTGCAACGCAACGGCTTAAAGCCAGCCTCTAAGAAAACGGCTCACTACCTATATACAAAGGCTAGGGCGCAATACTACGCCGAACAGCTGGCTATGAAACGGCTATATTCTAAGACACAGTATACATTTAGGCTTGATTGGGCGTTCTGTACTCTTGAGGTAGGCGATTTAGTAACGCTCACAGATGAGGCTTGTCAACTCAATAAGCAGATCGTAGTTATTACAGCAGTTAATGAGGCGGCCGACGGTCAACTTGAATTTACAGCCGAGGGCAAGCCTGCGGGTACGTATGCACCTGCTCGCTATGATGTTCACGAGAACGAGCGGCCTTTTGTTGATTACAACCAAGAGGCGCCAAGCGTCAATGATGTGGCTATATTCCAGACTGTTGGCGATGTAGGCGGTAATCAAGTATTTATAGGCGTAAATGCCCCAGCTGGTTGGGGTGGGTGCTCTGTGTGGCTATCTGACACCGACCAGAATTACAGCCGCATAGGATCCATTAGCCAACAGGCTAGAATGGGCCGTACTCGATTGGCATTCAATGAAACAGCGAACGCCTGCGAGGTTACACTCAATCAAGGCGTGCTTAAAGGTGGCACACATATAGACGCCGAGCGAGCGAATACGCTGTGCTGGGTGAATGGTGAGGCGTTAAGCTATGAGGGCTCTACTATGGGGCCTAATAATCAATTTTCATTGAGTGGCCTTGTACGTGGTCAATATGGCACTAATGCAATCAGCCATAACGCTGGTGAGCGGTTTATTCGTGTAGATGAGGCGCTTTTCCGTTATCCTTACCGCAAAGAGGATATAGGGAAAACAATATACCTTAAATTCACATCTATGAATATTTTCGGCACGAACGAGCAAGGCCTCGATGAGGTGCAAGCTTATCCGTACACTTTGACGCCTTATTTCATACCAGAGGTTACAGACCTCACTCTATATACGAAATACTACGAGATCACTAATCGAGTTAAGTCGTTTGATGTGGTGGCAGAGTTTAATGTACCTCACATCAATAGCCTTGATACAGTCGAAGTATTGTATAGAGAGCCTAACGGTCAATGGAAATATGGCGGCGCAGGTGAGGGGCAAGTCATTATAAGCGGCTGCGAATTAGGCCATACATACGAGGTTAAGGCTGTAGTTAAAGACACACACGGAAACACCTCACAGGGCGTATCTAAGAGCATTACAGTAGAGCTAAAGAGTGAAATTCCGAATAAACCTCTCGGCTTTTCAATTTCATTCAGCGATATGGCGCATTTCAACTGGTTAGAGGTACGCAATGCAGATGTTGATTATTACGAGTTGAGGCTAGACCTAAACGCTGGCCAAAATGACGGCTTAATCGGACGCAGCAATAACACCACATACAGTGGAACACTACGCAATCGGACTGGTAAGGTGTACTTGTACGCCCATAACCCAGCCAAAGGCTATGGCGCACCTGCAGAATTGACTTACAACGTGCCGCAACCTAAACAGCCGACCAATCTCAAAGCAACAGCCAATATCAATGGTATAGGCGTTACGTTTGAGGCTATTCCAGCGAACTGTAAGGGCGCTAATGTATACATCGATGATAAAGCATACTTTACAACCACAAACGCTCTCTCAATTCCTTTAGAGGCTGGCGTGTATAACGTAAAAGTGGCTTACGTTGATATATTCGGTGAGGGCCCAGCGAGTGAGCCTATATCTGTAGCCGTAAAAGCTAAAATTGATAAAGAACTACTCGATATGGAGAGCCTCGGCCTATCTAATATGGATAAGGCTATCAATGATCTAAAGGACGAGGTTGGAACAGTCAAGACTAGCGTCAATGGTTTTGAAAACAAGCTAGTTGACCAAGCAAAGGCATTCCAACGCTCTATAACCGATTTGAATAAACATGTAGACTCTCAAATCACTCAAATTTCAGACGGTATAGAGCTTAAAGTAACCAACGCACTAGGAGCGCTAGACGGCAAGGAACTCATAAGTCGAATTAACTTAACCCCAGCAGGCACTAAGATTGACGGCAAGCTATTGCACGTTACTGGACAAACTTTATTTGATAAAAATATTATCGCTAGAGGCATGATACAAGCTGGCGCAGTTACAGCCGATAATATCCACGTTGACAACCTAGCAGCTATATCAATCAATACAGGCAACCTAACAGGCGGCTCTATTACAGGGGGAACATTCAAAAATAGTACTGGTACATTTGAGATAGATCGCGACGGCAATATTAAGGGTGCTAACATCATAGGCTCACGCATTGACGCCGCCTCAATATTCCAATCTGGCTACAAGATTAAGAATATTGACGTTCAAGTGTATAAGGTTAAGCATGGCGATTGGTGCCCTATTCCAAATGGGTTTACAGAGGAGCAATGTACTTTTATACCAGTCGGATATGCACAGACTGAAAGTTATTGTAATGCCAGCAATAGCGGCAGGCCTTATATTCCACAACTTACAGATGATGGGGCTAGAAAAGCTCTTGAACGTATCTCTATGGATAAATTTAATCAGCAAAAAGCTCGCTGGACTGGTAGTTGTGATATATATTTCAGAACCAACCGCACGCACAAAGTAAATATCGGTATTAAAGGCAAGCGTAAAGCGGTTGTTGAGAGCCGCTATTTAGATATGGCTACATCTGGTAGCGACGGCAGCGTGCAAGGTTTTAAAGACGTGGAAACATATTCATATGGAGAGCTGTTTATATTAGTGATTGCTAAACAATAATAGGGGGTGAATTATGGTAAAACACGATTTCACTATCCATGCTGGACACGATTTCAATGTTTCGTATGTAGTTCCAGAGGGTAGCGACAGAGTGCTAACAGGTTTTACAGGTGTATGTAAAATTAGAAGGCGAGCAGATGAGTGTGTTATCTTCGAACTAGCTGCAGAGGTCGGCGAGAAATATGTTACATTCTCATTGAGTGGGGCTACATCGGCGGCCAAGAAAGTGAGCGGCAAAGATTTTGTATATGACGCTTTTATTTACAACGATAGCGAGCATATTAAGCTGGGATACGGCAAAATCTTATTTATTCAAGATATTTCAATGCACAACTAAAGAGAGGTAAAAATCATGGCAGATAATTCTTTAACAATTAAATTCGATGTTCCTACAACTCTGGATTTACTCGAGGGTTTAAGAGGCCCTAAAGGAGAAAAGGGCGAAGACGGCCAACGTGGCGAGCGAGGCGAACAAGGGGAACAAGGCCCAAGAGGGTATAAAGGCGAGGCAGGCAGCGCAGAAAAATCAGCTCAATTCTTAAAAGAGCACAATATCTGGCTCGAAGATACAAGCGTAGATACAGTGCTTATGAAACTTATTGAGCTTTCTGGTTGTCATAATAATTTCACGCCTAAATCTCTCGACTTTATCAAGCCAAAAGAGGGGGCTACTTATATTGACTTCACAGGCGAACAGCATTACAAAATAGCTATCAATAATGGCGAAAAACGAGAATTTCAGTCCGACAATATGCGAGTGGCTATTGATGAAAGCATGAAAGGCAATGTAAGAGTTGATTACTACGATTTAATGGATCGCTTAGTTACGACTCACGTTGTTGAATTGGTTAAGCCTGCCGTGCAAGGCCCAGACTTCGGGGCATTCGTTAAAGATGTTCCACTAACTACTTCTCAGGCCGGTGTTACTGTGGTAGGCACAGGTAAAGTATACGAAAACGGCGTAAAAGTTATACCTACAACGCTAGAAACTGTAGGAAAATTTAATTTAGAGGGTATGTTCAAAAGCATAATCGAAAGGGTGTGCGAATATAAAAAAGTTGAATTTGTAGAACTTGATTTAACTAAATTACCAGAGCCTACGACAAAAGGCGGCAACTTCCCAGAAACAAGCGAAAATACCCAATATTTAGTAAGTTCTGGAAATGCAACAATTATTAAAATTAATAAGGAGCAAGTGATTACAGTTTCCGAAAATCCTATGGAGCCGCACAAAACAGGGGTGGCAACTTCTATTAAGTTCACAGGTGCACTTAATAAGAAAATTCAATTCAACGGCTCCGAGTTGGTGGCTATGGAGCAAGGTGCTAGATATGAATATGTGTTCGCTACAGATACAATCAATAAAGTAGGCTAATTTCAATGTAAGGGGAGAAAATGCAAGAATTAACAAATTTCATGAGCGAGGCATGGAGAACTCTTACAGAGTCTTTTGCTATGAAAGCCTTACTCGCAGTAATAGCAGAGGTCGGCATATATATGCTAGGGCTTAAACACGTGCAAGTGCTAGGGATATTCATTATACTGGTGTTCCTAGACCTTATCACTAAATGGGCCTCTATTAGCTATCAAATGTTGCTAGATTTAGGGGCTAGCCCAGAGAATATTAGCGGTTCCGACAAATATTTAGCCATTCCAGCGGCTTGGGGTAAAGGGTTAATATCTTCTAAACATATGAGAAAGCCTTTTGTTACAAAGGTGCTCACTTACTGCCTAGCAACTGCTGCAGCATGGTGCTTTGACTTCATGGCTGGGAACTATGCTTTTGCGGTTAATCTGGTATGGCTATATCTTGGCTCGGTTGAGTTCCTTTCCATTCTCGAGAATATGCGAGACGGCGGCAATAGCACAGTAACTGGGCTGTTAGATATAGTGCATTCAAAAATTGATATGATTTTAAAGAAATAATAATGTATAGGCTGCATTCGATAGGGTGCAGCCTTTTATAATTGGGGGTAAAAACTATGAAAATTGGCGAATATTTCGACGATTACGAATTTGCTTGTCATTGTGAACGTCATGCGGTTGATGAAAACGGCCATAATGTGCTGGATCACATCATCGACAAGCGACTTGTAGACGTATTAGACAAAATTCGTGAACGCTTGGGCGTTCCTATTACCGTTAATAGTGGCTATCGTTGCCCAGAGCATAATGCCGAGGTTGGTGGCGTTCCTAATTCCTATCATACGCAAGGCGTAGCTGCGGATATAACCTATGACGGGATAGACGTAGACTATCTCGCACAGGTGGCCGAGGAATGCGGCGCCGACGGCATTGGTAAATATTACTATCAAGACTTCGTTCATGTTGACGTGCGAGGATATGAGGCTCGCTGGAGTGATATGGACTAAATAGGGGGTTATCATGTATGAAAAAATTAAAACATACCTCGAAACGCTTAAATATAAGATTACTATTAAGCGCCTTATTGCTGGTGCTATTTGTGTGCTTTTCCTATATGGCGTTGGCAGCCTCGCAAGAGGTTACTTCACAGCCAGAGCCAACTATCAGCGTGCCATTGAGCGATTGGAACAGACTCAAAGGGCACTTGATGACAGCCGACGCCTCAATCGAGAACTCAACAAAATCATTGGAACAAGCCGACAGCTTAACCACGACGCAGGCGAGCGAATTAACAGAATTGAAAGCTATCAACAGCGAGAGAATACAAGCATTGAGCGAATTGAAAGCAATCAACGAGAAACAGGGGCAAGAATTAGCGAAAGCCTCGAACAAAATAACAGAGCAAGAGGAGAGATTAAATCTAGCCTCGAGCTCATTAGACGAATTGAGGAACGAAATCAAGAACAATAGAAGAACCGAGCAGCGCTTACGGCGTCAACGTGATACATGGGCCGCAGGTGGTGTGATTGGTTTTCTAATTGGCGCCGCTGGTGCTATTCGATGAAATCGAGGTGATCCGATTATCTCCCTACTATATGAGGGTGGACATATAGCTTTGATTTTTGATAATTGGTAAATAAAATAGGCCTACTACACTAAATATATACATTTAATGTAGTGGGCCTTTATTTTTTTTGCAAAAATTTAAAAAAGTACTTGCATTCTATTTGATTATATGTTATTATATAATCAAAGGTAAGGGAATTGCACTTACTGAATGATAAAACGAAAGGACATCACACACCATGAAAATTTTAATGACAGAAGATTTCACAGCAACATTACAAGATAATCAAAAGGATTTCTTGAAACTCATGTTTGACGGAGCATTAAGCGCAGCTCATTCAGCAGCTGCACAATATCGAGCATATCGAGATGAATTTGATAAGCTTGATTTTGTGGCTAACATGAAAGCAGCGTTTAATTATCAAAATCTTGGTGGTTTTGAGTCAAATCCGTTACTTGATGATTTAACCGACATGTACTCAAACATCATGAATGCAGCGGCTGATAGATAATAATATATGGCCCCTATTATAGGGGCCAACAAAATAGTTATTTATATATTTAAGAGGTGTTATTATGAGTAGTAAAAATCAATGGGGCGGCGCTCGTAAAGGAGCTGGGGCGCCTGTTACAGTAGGCGAAGAGGGGCGCCGTAAACCTAGAGCCATACAAATGAATAACGATGAATACGCAGCACTCAAAGCAGCAGCCGAAAAAGCAGGAATGAGCATATCAGAGTATGCTCGCAAAAAAATTTTTGAAAATCTATAAAATTTTGCTTGCTTTCTATTTGATTATATGATATTATATAATCAAAGATAAGACATAGTAGTAACGAAAGGGGATTACAATCATGTTAGAAATTATCAACCAATGCGCACCAGCAAAAAAACACCTTGCAACAGTAGAAACACCTTACGAGGCACTATCTTATATCGTTGATTTGTCAGCCAACACAATGGACGTAGACACAATTATAAACGATCCAGAAAGCGGCTTGATTGAAGATATGCCAGAACTCATCGAGAAAGTAAAAAGCGGTCTTGAAATATTGATGAGTGCTGACGGTGAATATGCTGTATTTAATCCAAATGAATTAACAGTCGATACGGTCAATACATTACTATACGATGTGCGAATGAGAGATTATAAGGTTATCGAGGTAGAATAAGCATTATTGGGTAAAGTGAACCACCTATATAAAAGTGGTTCGCTTTATGGTATGAATTGCCCACCATTATGTTGACATCTACCGTTCTTGAGAATTCAAGGGCGGTTATTTTTATATGTAAATCATTTATTTTTGTAACTTAACAAAGCTTATTTTTGAATAGTATTATGTTTAGAAATAAATAAACGAGAATAAATAAGCAAATAAATAAGCAAAAAATAATCAAGAATAAATAATTAAGAATTAAGAATGAATAGTTAGTAATATATAATTAGTAATAGTAGAGGAAGTTATGGAACCTAGACCTATGATGGACCGCCTAGAAGCGGTATTCTCAATCGTACCTAAGGCTCATGCCATTGCAGATATTGGCACCGATCATGGCTATTTAGCGGTAGAGCTCATCAATCGTCAACGCGCTGAATATGTCATTGCCGGTGATGTACATAAAGGTCCGTTAGAGTCTGCAAGATCATATGTTGAGTCTTGTGGACTAGCCGATAAAGTAGATTGTCGTTTAGGCGATGGTCTTAAAGTGACAGAAATGGGCGAGTTGAACGGCGCCATTTGTTGTGGTATGGGTGGCTTTTTAATGCGGGATATTGTAGATGCAGGCCCAGAACCATTAGAGTTTTATGTACTCCAACCACAGAATGGACAAAAAGAATTACGTCAATATATGGTTCAAAAGGGATATGTTATCGTTCTAGAAATCATCGTAGAAGATGCTGGTAAGCTCTATACAGCATTTTTAGCTGTGCGCAATGACTGCGTGGAAGCTTATACAGGTATGACTGAATATGTAGATATTTATCAATCGTTACCGGAAGACTCCTTGTTGTGGTCTGTAGGGGCTTTATTGGAACAAGATAGACCACCACTTTGGATGAAATATATAGAGTATTTAATATATCAACGACAATGTGCATTAGATGATATGACAGAGAAATTAAA